CTTGCGTAAAGACCTTATCAATACACGACACAACTAAATCGAACACAGGTAAGTCATCATCTACTAGAACTTCTGCGGTAGGATACTTCATGATAACACCAATCTCAGGAGTGATCATAATTTTATTCTTGTGCTCAGGAGTTATTTGTAAATCAATATTATCTAGATCTAGAATTGTTGGAGTTTTGTGACCACACTCGCCGCAAATCAAGTTAAACTCTGAATCCTTACCAATAGACTGCGAACGCAATTTAATAAAGATGTTCTGTATGTCAAAGAATGGTAGTTTCTCTGCATCGATCTTACCGTCAGAGCAAGAGTTGATGACTTGTTGCATAGCGCGAATCATATCTGCTCGTTGATTGGATTCTGCTGCTAGAATTAAAATCTTTTCCTCTTTCACGAGGAATGGTCTCATTGATACCCTTTGTTTTGTTGAATATACTTCAACGTCAAATGTCGGTACTGATATTGTAGGTAGTGCCATAATTTACTCCAAATAATTAAATGTCTTCAAATTGTGGGATGTCAGTTTCAACATCATTGATAAACTGATCAGCGTTGTTGATGTTGTCTAAATCATTCAAATTTTCATATTCTCTACCCTCTGGCGTATACGCACTTATTACTTCCCATCTCTTATACGCGAAAGTTACAGGCATTCTGAGAACTTCTGAATTGGTCGCAGAAACAGATATTGGTGCGATTGATCTAGGAAAAGCATCATGGATTTTCCAATGAGCAATGACGTTGTCTTCATTGTTAAGAGATACTAAATCAATTTCTGAATAATAATCTTCAGGGTAACTTACATATCTCGAGTATGGATTTATGATTTTGCGCATCCAGTCTCCGAAGAAATCTTTTGCTGTCCAAGATGTATCGCACAAAAACGTAAACGTAATAGCATCTCCACCAAAATCGATAGCATTCGCACGCTGTTCGTTCAGGTTGTTTATTCTTAGTGGTCTAGTTCCAACCAGCATTCCTGGGAATATTGCGTCTTCAACCATCATGGAAATTAATTTTGGCGATGGTCCTTGACTTGTTCTATGATCAGTCATAAATGGAGGCGGCAAAAACATTGCCTCAAACCGACTTGATCTTGCTAAATCAGTTTTTCTAATCTGAGATAAAAAATCATTGATGTTATGAAACGTTGGTCTCGCCATTAGAATTTGCTCCTAGAATCTCTGAATACCTGTTCCTTTGTAGCACCCACAAAGTTCTCGATCGGTAAGAATATTGCTGCTTGCCAGTCTTCAGGGTTGACCTTTAAGAATTGCGAGTTAACATGATTGGTCAGGTAATGTTTGATACATGGTTTGACTTCATTCGCGTTCTTTAAATTATTTAACAGATTATATGACATACGTAACTTGGTTGTTTCAGAATATGTCTTGGTTGTCTTATAGTCTAACAACTCGCCAAGGACTTGTGCTCGTAGCAGGTAAGGTAGGTAATGTAAATTGATTCCATAGAATCCACCCTTTGCTGGACCAAATGGTAGTACCAACGGAAAAGTGTCATAGAAAGGAAGTTCTTCCTTTAACTTTGGATCGTAGAAATACAAATACATCGAACCGATCTCGATATTGGTTTTCAATTCACCGATATCTGATTTCATTACGCTGCTCTGAGACAACCTCGCGCCAACGAGGTTTTTCACATTATTCATATACCAATCCATGGATCTTTGTCCATCACCTGCCTTGGCACGAAGTCTCTGAAACGGATTTGCCAATTACCTACCTTGTCCTCTGTATGCTTTATAGTTAGCACGTTTACGTTTATTCATGGTTGAAAACTTTATCGAAGAGGCACTACCACCAATTGATGTCTTGCCCTTCTTTTGATTAGTAAAGGAAATCTTAGTATTTCCGCCACCTGATTTTGCTTTTGCCATAGATATTCTCCTTCTTATTTATTACGGATTCCCAACTCTTTCTCAGTCAGGATGATAAATTTCCATCCTCTATCTTCACAAAACTCAGTAGCAAATTTCCACTTTGCTTGGTTTACCCCCCATTGCATAACTTCCTGTAGAAACTTCTTTGTTTTTCTAGCAGGCACTTTGGGTTCTTTAGTAAACTTCTGCGGTTTTACCTCAACCAGATACTTCTTTGTAACACCACTTTTTTCTTGAACCTTGATATAAAAATCCACGAAATATCTATGTACTCGATTATCTAAAGGAGAGATATACGGTATGGGTAACTCTTCAGATCCCCATTCCAATATGTTGTCGTTATTATCGCACCACTTCATGAACTTTAGTTCCCAACTGGAGCGATAAACAATATTGTTTGGATTCCCAATGTATTTCTTTGGATGCTGTATTTTATACAGACCTTTCAAAGATTCCTTGCCATAACTCATATAAATATTCCAAACTCTATACTTAATAGGATATTTATTCTAGATGGCATTAACTCCTGCACCTGCTCCTCCTGCACAAACTCCTGCTCCAGGAGCAACTGCACCTGCTGCTGCGACTGCAGCGCCTGCGCCAAAAAAAGAAAGTCGGTTCAGTAGAGGCAGCGCACCGCTCAATTTCCTAGAAACACCGCTGGATGCAGATGGTCAGCGTCGATATCCGTTGGACATTGGAAACTCCGAGGAGTATCCACATTATGTTGTTTTCTATCCTCTCGTGCGCGAAGGAACAAAACGAGGTAAAGAATTATTGGCATCTGGTGGCGGTAGAATTTTTGATCAGACAGATCAGAACAGAGTCGATCCAGAAAACGGTAAAGTCGCAACAGGTGCAGCAGGTGCGTTAATTGGTGCTCCATTAGGTGCTGCTGCTGGTGCTGGTCTTGCTAAATCTCTTGGTGCAACATTGAGTGCAAATGGTGGTAAAACTGTCAATCCGAATCCTAATACTACAGGTGGTCCAGTATCAATCGGTGTAAAAATGGCAGCAGGACTTGTTGGTGGAATTTTAGGTGCTGGTGCTGGCGCTGCAGCAGGTGTTGCTGCCAGTGCGATCGCAGGGGAGCAACGTTTAGTAATTGGTAGTGACGAGATAGTTTTATATATCCCAGATAAAATGTCAACAGGGTATAATGCTAACTACGAAACTGCAGATCTTGGTGCACTAATCGGGGGTCTTGCTTCGGGTAAGGCATCAATTGGCGGATTGTTTAGTGAAGGTACAGAAACTGCTGATTATATGATAAGAAAAGCAGGACGCATTGCGAACATTGCTGGGTTTGATCAATTTACTAATGTTCTCCAAGCAACTTCCAAGAAAGTAGAAAACCCATACAAAGAACAATTGTTTAGATCTATGGGGTTCAGAAAGTTCTCTTTTGACTATAGATTTTCTCCGAGAAATGCTGATGAAGCGGAGATGGTTTTCGGTCGCCCAAATGGTAAGTCAGGTATACTTGAGTTGTTTACATCACACATGCATCCAACCATGAGTCCTAATGGGTTGTTTCAAACGTATCCATCAGAATTTATGATCATCTATTACCATAATGGTGAAGAAAACACATATGTGAGAAAAATATCAAATTGTGTATTGACAGACATGGCAATAGATTATGGTGCAGAAGGTTTTACGACATTCGATAACGGATGCCCAACTGAAGCATTTATTAGATTGCAATTCTCTGAGTTGGAAACCTTGACCACAGACAGAATTGAGAAGGGATACTAATATGTTATTTTCTATGTTCCCGAAAATGCTGGTCAATACGATTACGCCAAATACGGCGACACTTGTAACTGATATATTTCGCAGAATCTCGACAAATAAATTTAAAAATAATGTTGTGTTTTTACAGACAATCACTGTTCCGGATGGGTATACAATCGAGCAAGTCTCTGATAAGTTTTACAGCAGTCCAGATTATCACTGGGTTATTATGGCAGTAAATGATATTGTGGATGCTCGAAAAGAATGGCCGATGGGAAATTCAGATCTGCTTGCATATTGCAAAAAGAAATATGGTGAAACAGGAATTTACTTACCGCACCATTACAGAACATCTGACGAACCTAAATTGGTTGTTGATTACGACGCAGCAGATTTAGCAAGTGGTGCGATAAATGTTGTTTCCAATTACGAGTATGAAGAAGAACTAAATAATGGTAAGCGAGAAATAAAGATTTTGGATCCAAAATACTTAGCAGAATTTGTATCTGTGTATTCGAATTTGATTAGTAGGTAATTAATAATGGCAGAATCACCAGTAGGTCAAGAAAAATCTACGGCATCACCACCAAAAGCAGTAAGTGACGCAATAACAAAACCAGGAGATGTAATTATTACATCTTTGGATCTAAGTATCATATCATCAGAAGATCCACTAGATCTTAAACCATTTATGATGGAAATAAATCTGTATGAAGATATCTTTTCTCCGACTCTACATGGTTCAGTAGTTATTCGTGATTCATTGAATCTCATCGGAAGATTGCCTATAATCGGTGATGAAGTTCTTACTGTGGATATTCAAACTCCGTGGGCAGAGTTGGGTGGGTATTCAAAAAGTAATCTTGGAACATTTGATCCAATTAATAAAATTCAGAAGTCATTTTCAGTTTATGCAGTTAAGAATC